TCCAAGAATACGAATTTGGGGAGTTACAGAATCGTGATTTCTAATAATTATGTGAATTTCATTTCAAATGACGGTCCGGGAATGATGATGACGATAGCTCCAACGGATTCTACATATTACAAGATTCCATTTGAAGCAACGTCAGCTGTGGTGTCTGGAACCGTTAAAAATCTTTTACTTTTAGGTGTCGGATGAACTGGAACATTTCAAATCAAGGAGAATGGGATTCTACGAGTGATTTATGAACGGTGAAAACATTCCTAGATGGTTTTTAATGCTGGTTATGTCAGGTGCTTTTATCGTTGTCGGGTTTGTGATTAAAAAGGCCTATTCAGATATTGAAATTACACAAACTCTTGCCGAAAAACACGATCTTTTAATTCCTATTATTGAAGACGACATCCGAGAGATTAAGGACAGTCAAAAACTGATGGACCAAAAGCTAGAGAAAATCTGGCAGGCTGTGAGGCGTTAATGGACAAACTCACAAAAATTGAAAATGCTGTTGAAAACTTAAAAAACCAGCAGACTCGAGATATGGCAAGCCTCGGGGAATTAGCTAAAAGAATCATGGAACTTCATAGAAGAATCAATGAGCAGGACATTGAAATCCTAGAACTCCAAAAAGGGCACTGTTCTGAACATTGTGACCACGGTTAATGCCGCTGAGTAGGAGGCCACCCTGTGGGGGGTTGCAATGCTGACTGAAAGGCGGCACTTTAAATTATGAGTAAATTTTTAGACTGGATTAAAAAAGCAAAAGTAAGGCCTGTCACTGATGTTCCTTTTAAGCAAGAAAAAGAAAAATTTAAAGGAATAAAAATTACATTGCCCTCATTTTTTGAGTGGTGGTTTAAGCCAAAAGGAGAATGATGAACGAGTCCAAATTTTTTGGAATATCAATTCGTGGTTGGCTTGCTGTTCTGACGGTTCTTACGCTTTGCGTAATGGCGTTTCTTGGCAAAAAAGTCGAGGAGCCATTTTATACCGTTGTTATATCAATCGTTTCTTTCTATTTCGGACAAGCTCAAAAATCAACAGGAGATAAAAACAATGTCCCTAGCTGAAAAAATGCGTGGTCTTGGATACTTCACCCCTACTTATGGAGTATGCGGGGGATCTAGAAAAGTATGCGGAATTAAAAGGGAAGAACTTGACCCAATCGACAGGCTATTTTATGACCATGACAATATTCGGTTTGCCTCTAGCGAAGCTGAGCGTAGAGCCTATGACGAAGCCTTGGTGAACGGACTTAAAAATCTATCGGAAGCTGATTTTGAAAAAGTTCCATTCTTTCAGTTGAAATGGCCATTTTTTAAAAGATGGTACGCAAAAAGTTACGTTGAGGCTTGCAAGAAAATATTCGTCTAACCAAAGCGGAGATTTATAGCTTAAAAGCTATATTATGGAACCTGTAATAGATTTATCCTTGAAATCTATTGGGATTCCTTTCTCTGTTCCCACCTATTGCCCTGTCTGTAAAGCGAGAATGTGTGACGACGGATGGGATCTATTTGATAGAAGTCGTAAATGCACCTGTAGGGCGTGCCGCTGCACGTTTGAGCTATGAGCGACTCATTATTCACGGTGCATCGGTTCGATATTAACCTTCCCAAATTCAACGAAGACTATTACCTCGCCATATTCTCAGACGTTCACCGCTTCGCGCATAACTGCGACGTGAAAGGCTGGAAGGACTACCTTCAATATTGTAAGTCACTCGAAGAGCGAAACCCTGGTAGGGTCTACTATCTTGGAGTTGGGGACTATGACGACATGGCCTCAACCTCGGAAAGAGAGGCTTTTAAATACGCGAAACTTCACGATACAACGGTTAGGACATTAGACGATATTGCCCAAAAACGGGTAGTTGAGTTTTGCGAAGAACTTTCCTTCATGAAAGGCAAGCTTTTAGGGCTCATCGAAGGGAACCATTATTACCAGTTTGCCTCCGGCCAGACATCGACCATGAAAATGTGTGATGCCTTAGACTGTAAGTACCTCGGCGGCGTCTCGATCATCCGCCTAGCCTTTCATCATGAAGTTAGCAACCGAAATGTCAGTCTTGATATTTATGCCCACCATACCGCAGGGTCTAAAGGAGGAGGAGGCCGACGGGCAGGCTCAAGCGTCAATAAACTAGAAGATATGACCCACACCTGGGACGCTGATATATATGTAGCCGGGCATGACCATCAGTTTAATACTTCTTACCCGACCTACCTCTATCTGGACCAACACATGAAGGTCAAGGAGAAGGACCGCCTGCTGATCCGTACCGGGAGCTTCCAAAAGGGATGGCTTCCAGGGGAAGAAGGCTATGTACCGACCTTTAACGGGAAGGGTAACTTCCTGGGGGCTCCAATAGTGATGCTTCGCCCCACCCGTGACCGTTCCAATGACATGGAGCGTGTATATATAAAGAAGAGCGTATTGACTGGCCATTTCTTCTAGGGGATGTTGTAACCATTGATTACATTGTAATCCGTGCAAACATTGCCGATAATTCTCCGCATGGAGAAGGAAAAAGTCGGCCCCACTCGTGCCGTTCGACTCCCGGAAAGTTTAGACAAAAAGATTTTAGAAGAGTCTGATTTCTTGGATCGTTCAATGGCCTACGTAATTCGTAAACGACTTGAACTCTCCTATAAAGTTCAGAAGCGTATAAAATAAGCGCACACTTTTTAGGATCTGCTCAATAGCATGGGCGATCTTGCCGCTATTCGTCTGCACTGTTTCTAAAATCTGCCCACTTTTTGCCACCTTAGATAAAATACGCAATCTGCCGTAGTGACTTTTCTAGCATAGTTTATATAATCCGCTTCCCTTCAGGTTTCCCCCGATGCCGTTTTGAGGGATTTCCCTAGAAGCCATCCCACGCAAAATCGCATTAATCGGGTATAAGATAGCTGATGAAAGACGAAATCCTAGCCAGATTTGTAGAGTATTTGAAGCTTGAAAAGTCAGGCGGACTCTGTGAAGGGACGATCAGGCGCTACTTATTAAGCCTAAAATACGTCACCGCCGACAATAGTTGCGACCTGTTAACGGCTAAATCCTATAAAGACGCTGCAGGGCTTATTCGGCTATCGAGAGCCAAGCGTAACTGGAAGAGCGCAACGACCAAGCACGCCGCTGACGCTATATCGGTATTCTATACCTGGGCCTGCCGGGAGGGTATTATAGAAGACTCGCCGATGAGGCTAGGGCATGAGTTTAAGAATAACGACCCACGCCAGATGGACTTCTTTGATTGGGGTTCTCCAGAGTTTCAAAAGATCCTACACGACCCTAATAATTCTGTGCGGTTTACAGCCATCCTGCATACTCTCCGATCATCGGGTATGAGATCGTCCGAGCTTTGCAACCTCAAGAAAACAGATCGACGGGACAAGCGCTGGTTTCGGATTTCAAAAGGCAAAGGCGGGGCCGAGCGTTTTGCGCCCATAGATGAAGAGTGTTCTAATTGGCTGGATATATATGAACGGAGAAGAGATCTGCATTATAGCGGGGAATGGTACTTTACAACCGAGCAATATAAACCGTTATCCCCCCACACCCTTTGGAAGAACATCTACAAAAGAGGCAAAAAACTAGGCTTCCGGGCTTACCCTCATAAGTTCCGCAAATCCTTGGGCGGGGAGCTCATTAAAAGGGGAGCGGATATTAGTGTGGCGCAGCAGGTTTTGGGCCATGCCGACGTTAAAACAACCGCTAATTATTACACTGGATTTACCAAAAAGACCCTCCTTGATATATACGACAAGACACTAGAAACCGCATAGTAGAGCCATTTCTGAGGCCTTAAAAAAATAGTTAAAGAATTATTTGACATTTGCCGTACAATGTACTACAATAAGTTATGCAGTTGAATGAAAGACTTGAAGTTAGACTTAAAAAGACGACCAAAGAGAACCTTAAAAAGGTCGCTAAAAAGCAGTTTAGAAAGCCTTCCGAAATGGCGAGAATTATCATCGAGAAGGCTGTTGACAAGAAGTAATTCAGGAGTAAAATCTAGCATCATGAATCAGGCAAATGTGCAGCCTAGCAAAGATTATCCCGGAAAATCAGTTTTCTACCAGCTCCGCTCACGAGGCGAAGCCTTCCTATCCGGGATGATCGCGGCCTGCACACCGCTTGCCCGCTTCGTGAGCTTGTTTGCTCCCTCAAATTGGGCTATTAACCAATCTAGTTCACTGACCTCCTGATCCAGTGTTTGCGGGTTCAAGTCCCGTCGGGTCCGCCATTTTGGTCATAATTAGATAGTGTTAATAGCCCAACCAGGGTGACTTGGTTGGGCTTTTGTTTTCTAAGGCTCGTTCCAGCCCCCTGGGACGGGCCTTTGCTGTTTCTGGCCCCTAAACACACCCAAATAAGGGAAAGGCGAGGGAATATGAAATGGCAGGAAAACATGGGCTTAAAACGTTGTTTCAAGACTACAAAATCCAAGTGGAGATCGAGCGAGCCAGAATCCTCCAGCTTATTAATGAGTTTAAGAAGACGGGGGATCAGTCTTGTATCGCCAGAATCGAAGAAATCAATGGCTTGGCAGAATGCCGATTTTGGCAAGAGGTGGTTCGGGCTGGCGATTACTCTGCTGATGCTTTGGAGCTCATCGGCTCACGCTGAGATCGATCCAAATATAGCAATTAAAGCAATCGTAGGGGAAGCGGAGGGCGAGTCTTACCGCGGCAAATTAGCCATTGCTGAGGCTCTTCGTAATCGAGGTCATGTCCGTGGTGTTTATGGCGTCTCTTCGCCGCGTCTTTCTAAAGCCCCTAAATGGGTATGGGTAGAAGCGGAAAAGGCCTGGAAGGAGTCAGCCAATACCAATTTGGTTAAAGGAGCCGACCACTGGGAATCCACTGATTTTAAAGTCCCTACCTGGGCCAAGAAGATGACTAAGACAGCGATCATCGGAAAGCACGTTTTCTATCGAGGTGGAAAATGAAATTCAGACATCTTCCGGTCATAAAACTCAATTACCTCTTAACCTCTGTCAAGGTTTCTCATGGCTTCCTACAAAGAGCAACCGCGGATGGCGCTAACAAGGAAACGCTTAAATACTACGCTAACCTCGCCAAGCTAGAGCTTGAGAGCGCCATTCAATACCTTCGCGAGTTACAAGCTGAGGAACGTCTAGAAGAGATATTTTTTAGCGGAGGTGGTAAATGAACCGCCTCATTATCAGCCAGTGCCCTCAATGCGGACACTATAACCAACAAGTGGTCTATTCCTGCGGGTCGGTGTGCGCTGTAGAGCTTGATTGTGAAAATTGCAGGTCTTCCTGGTCTGAAGATCCGGTTGATGCTGCGGAATGTGCGGGTGACCGATGAACGACGAAGAAAAGCTAGAACTCATTACGGAAGCTTTTACCAAAGCTTTGATCGCCAACAAATTTGATAACGTAAAAATGTACGTGACTTTAGCTTTTAGATTAGCTGCTTTGATGGATGCTGAGATTTTGTGGCAAATGAAATGGGACAAGGACCAAGATTTAATGGGTTTTTGGCCAAAGGAGATGATGCAATGAAACCAGCACATCAAGTTATCGAAATAAAAATGATCCAGTGGTTTGATGACCATTTTTACAAGATCACTTACACGGTTGATGGCTTTGAAATGACGGATTATTTCCCCTCTGCGACGACCAAGTTAGGCGTGGTGGCCAAGCCATTCCTTGCTAAGTGGCGCGGGGATATTGGAAACCGTGAAGCTGATCTTCGGATGTTTGAGGCATCTGAGCGAGGCGTTCGTCTTCATCATGCATGGTACGTGCTGACCACCGGCGGGGCGGTTGTTTACAACCCATTCCAACGTCCTAATTACAACGAATACGAATTGGAAAAGATCATGGCTGATAATTTTGGAAATGTGGCTGTGATTCGTTATCAAGACGAAATGTACGAACTTTATAAGCTCCAAAGATGGCTGCAGGTTGTCAATCCTACGATTATCGCCTCAGAAATGATTGTTTATTCAATCCCAAACAGAGACGCAGGCACTACGGATAACGTCATGTCCATCAAAGAAGGCGAGTACATGATTAACGGCGCCAAGCCATTAAAGCTTCCCGGTGGCGTTTATATCGTGGACCTTAAAACTGGTAACGTGGTTGATGATGACGCCTTTATGCAGACCGCTTGCTATGCCAAGTGTTACCAAGAAATGGTGAAAACAGAAATTGTCGGGACCTTGATCCTTCATACCGGCTCAAAAGTAAGAAGTGCAATCGAAGGATTATCAACGCTGTACCGCTCTAAAGAGCAAATGGAGCAGGATTATCAAGACTATCGCCTCGCTGCCGCCTTGTGGGAACGCAAGAACGGCGACTCGAAACCGAAAGTCTTTGAATTTCCATCTCTATTAAATTTCAGAAAGGATGAAAGCAATGACAAAGACTCTAAATGATTTTGTAAAGGACAACTCGAAGTTTCTAAGGCTCTCGAACGGCGAGACCTTTGAAGGGACTTACGTCGGCTACAAGGTAGTCGGTAGCAAGTTTGACCCGGAAAAAGAAACCGTGATTTACAAGCTTCGCTATCAGGACGGAAAAGAAATCTATTTCCAGACCGCCTCTGTGGCTGTAGCGCGTGTTTTTGGAAACTTTAAAGGCGGCGAGAGAATTAAGATCAAGCGCGAAGGTGAAGGAACAAACACGAAGTATTTAATCTCTAGTCCAGAGATTCATATTTCGCCGGAAGAAATGAACCCTGACGAAGACGTGGATTTTATCTCGTAATGAAAACTTCTAAGGAATGGCAGATGATTGAAGAATTACTAAAGCTTAGGGATGAGCTATATGACGACCATCTGTCTTTCTTAGAAGAGCTTAATCAGTATATGGACCCTCATACTCCAATGATCGATCAAAGAAATGAAAAAGACATTGTTAAGCTTCATTGGCTGTATGAATGGAAATGTAACGAAAGCTACATGCCTCTCTCGGAGTTTTGGGAAGAGTGGAGGCAGTCATGACCGGGGACCTTACCCGGGCGCAATCTAAGGCCCCGGTCTTTCTATGATGCAAAAAGAATTTTTTGATCAAGATTTGAATTTAGCAGAGTCCTTGCGAGATCACGGAATAAATAAGGCTTTGGAATCCGCAAATGAGACTCATGACGACTGGTCTGAAAAAGCACTACAGGCTTTGATTCAGTTTGCTAATGAAGTAAATGACGAATTCATGGTGGAAGACGTAAGAAATTGGGCGTCTTGGGTGCCAGAGCCACCGAGTAAGCGGGCCTGGGGAGCTGTAGCTGTAAAGGCGGCTAAAGCTGGAATCATTAAAAAGACAGGTTACGGGCTCACAACGAATCCAAAGGCTCATAGAACACCCGCCACATTGTGGCAGCGCAATAAATTAGCAGCATAATTTTTTTGTTTTTTAACCCTTAGGGGCAATTTTACCCCTCAACTAAGGGAAAGTAGTAAATGTCAAAGTTTCACGGAATTGACGCAGATATTTGGGAAGAACTATTAGGAACCCCGCCGAAAGAAATGCTGCTTTATATCTATTTTTTCTCCAATCCTTTTTGCCGTCCGAGCGGCTTATACAAGATACGGCTAGAGACAATAGAACATCATACTGGCCTCGGGAAAAAGTACGTTGAGGCGATTAACGGAAAAATCATTGATTACGATTTCGAGACATCGGAAGTCTTTGTGCGCGGCAAAATGAAACGCATTTTAAGCGGTTTTTCTAATAACTCTTCGATGCGTAAGGCTGTTAAGGCAGATTACGAGGCTTTAAAGAGCGTTTTCATAAAGCATTCATTTTATTACAAGTACGAGGGGGCCTTGGAGGGGCTTGTAAGCCCTCCTATACATATACCTTTACCTTATCCTTTACATTCTGAAAAAGAGAAGGTTAAGGAAGAGAAAAAACATACCTCATCGGCGAAAGAATTTTTTGATCTCTATAACGCAACTGTAACAAATCTACCAAAAGTGCGTGAACTGACAGACGACAGGGAAAGCAAAGTGCGGCTCCGCTTGCGAGAGCGACCTTTAGCTGTCTGGAAAGACATCTTTGAGCGTATGGATCGGACACCGTTTTTGAATGGGGAAAACAACCGAGGATGGCGAGCGACCTTTGACTGGATTATTGCCAATCAAACTAATGCCGCGAAAGTCCTAGAAGGCAAGTATGACAGTGGAAAACCTGAAGACAGAAACCGCGAGCTTATTAAGCAAATATGAGCCGAATGAATGGCTGAAAATTATGCGCGAATCTTCAACGGTTGAAGAGGGAATTACAGCCACTTATATCCGGGCTATGCAGCCGGATTGCTTTAATCACTATCGCTGGATCAGAGACCCATTTCCGCCTCAGGGATGGCATCAAAGCCATGAAGTCTATCTCAAGGTATCCGGAAAAGGTTCTGAGAAATCCGAGGCTTGGAGAAAACTGGAAGAGAAATACAGCGGTTATATCAAAGCTTGTGACGGTGTAAGAGCTGCTAATAGATCGAATAAAAAGTTCCTCGAGGACATGAAGGCTCATTTTGAAAAGCTTGGGATGCTCAGTTACAAACAGATCGTGGAAGAAAGATTACAGGAGTTTTCGTGATGTTTTACGGACGCAAAGCCAAATCATACCCTAACGACAAGCTGTACTCTGAGATTATCAGGATGCCTGGATATTGTTTTCGCTGCGGGAAAACCTCAAACCTAACATGTGCCCACATCATGAAGCGGAGGCATTATCACACGCGGTTTTTACTCAAGCCGAAGCCTAACGCGATCCCGCTCTGTACGAACTGCCATAGCTGGTTCGATACGCACATGATTATGGCCGTATTACTTGACCCAAAGAAAAGAGTTTTCAACCACACGGAAGAGTCATTTACGTTTCTGGTTGAGAAATGCGGATATTCATGGGGCGAGCTTTTAACGCTGCTTGCGAAATCAAAAGAAACTTTCACCAACTACAAAGGCAAAAAAGACCAGATTAACATTCAGCTCAAAGAGGCAAGGGCTGAGATATTGGGTGAATCATGACGGACCGCCGCAAGATACAGAATGACTACTATCCGTGGGTGAAGGAGCTTACGGAGGAGGAGAAACAGGAACTAGAGAAGAAGGATAGAAGAAGAGACTGGGTAGAAGATCCTAAGTAACAACCCTGAGAACCTGAACTGCTACTCGGAGCATAAAGGCAACATTTATAACGGTGACAATGAAATTGAAAACAAAATTACCGACACTAAATTTGCCTTTGTGGACATAAACCAGCATAGAAGCTGAAACATAAAAACTGCACATAAAAATTATAAGAGTTAACCCGAATGAAAAAAATGTCAGCGCGGTTATATCTAGCAGCAATCGCATTACTTTTGTGTCTTTTGGCAGCTGATGTAGCCAATGGAAGATATGACCAGGTTGGTATAAGGTGTCTATTCTCGTTAGGATGTCAAATATCAGCAATATGGCTAACAGTATTAATAACGGTTTTGACTTTGGTTGATGAATCTCAATCATGTTCAAAGTACGGCAAGAACAAGAAAAACTAAAGAGTGAGCAATCAGCGGTTATTAACAAAGAATAAATAAAAAGGAGAATTTATGCCAGGTGATACGGGTCCACAAACTAGCGCACCAACGGGGTATTTTACACTAGACAACCAACCCGCCGTTCCAATATCGCACTTCGACATTATTTTGAAGAAGGTTGAGAATGGTTTTATTGTGAATATCGGATGTAAAACTTTCGTATCTCAGAAATGGGATGAAGTAGCCGATGGTTTGAAATTGCATTTTGAAGATCCTCAGGCTGCATACAAGAAATACGTTGATGTGAAGAAAAGCCAGGTTGAGGCGGCGCGTCTGTTTGATGGTCACAGTTCAGCGAGCGGTTATTAAGGGGGAATAAATGTTTGTTTCTCTCGATGGATTATTAAAGAGATTAAAAGGACGCAAAGACCAGATGTTTATGGTTGATGAATTGATTCGGCATTACAGAATGGCAAAAAAAGCACATCTAGCCGGAGAAAAAGAAACAGTAGATCAGTTGCGTGAAGGAAACCCACCCCAAGGATAGGGAGTTATGAAAATTGAACGTCTTGAAATATCAGGAACGGATGAAATCTTTGAGGAAGATTTTGGAATAGAGAAGGTTAAAGACCCTTATATGCTGAAGCTTTTAAGGTTTGCAAATGAGGCTGGATTAAAAGGGCGCAGGATAAAAGAAGTTGTGCGAATAGAAGCGACAAACAAAACAGCAATCTACTACGACTTTGTTTGTGAGGAGTCCTCAGTATGAAGGAATGGGAGAAGAAAGTTAATTTAGCCTGGGAGAAGTTACGCTATTCGTCTGAGGATAACGGCACATTTACTTACGGTGTTAAAGCTGGTCAGTTTAAGAGAATAGCTAAAGAATTAATGCGCTATGCATACGTCAAAGGATTAGAAAGGGCTGCAAAGATAGCAATGGACTGGGATGGAGAGTCGCATTATTGCCAAATGGAGATTGTTGAAGCAATTGAAGAAGAAGCGAAGGTTAGGGGGACGGAATATGGAACAAAGAATCGGTAGCTGTAGTTTATGTGGCGGTGATGTTTTAGGCTTTGTTGGTGTTTGGATGGCGACTGTACCGCCTCCACCGCCAAGATGTTCCGGATGTGGAGCCAGGCCAGCGGCGGATGTAATACAAATGGTTAAATAACTTACGAGCCTTGTCTGCGTGGCTGAAATTAACAGCACGTATTCCTAAGCAGATCACCGAGGGTAATGCTAGGAAGCGGTTGGGTCGACTCGGTCAATTACTTGCAGGTATGGCCAATCCTGCCGTAGACAGGCTCAGAGATATGCTGGATGAGTTAAGGACAAAATCCGAGACACTCTGGAAACAGGTGAAGCTGTGGTGGTTTTACAAAAACTCGGAACAAAACTTAGCCATCCGGCGCAAATTGAGGTTGAGAGCGTATCAAGGCGTAACTCTGTTTCGTAAAGACACGATTAAGACATTGGACGGACAATGTGGTCGGCGGAACAGTTTAGATTCCGAAATGGGATAGTTTCCCTACCTCAACCTCTCCTTATGGGGGCTAAGGGCGATAGAAGCCCTAAATCTGAAGCAATAGGGGAACTTGCGGGTCTTGCAGGACGGGGACGCAAAGTAAGTAGCTCGAGACAATGCTTACTACCGAGTTGACAGATTAACACCTGCTAGCCCCCTAACTTATCAATGGGCCATAGCTCAAAAGAAAGAGTCGGATTATTCCGAGGTTGCTGGTTCAAGTCCAGCTGGCCCCTTTAACAGTGTGGCCTTAGTGTAAATAGTCAGCATATCAGGTTGTGATCCTGAAGGTCTGGTGCAAATCCAGAGGCCACCCATAAATTGTAAAGGAGATTGTAAGGTATGAAGGAACGAGTAATTGTAAGGGAAGGTGCGAGATGAAGCGTAAGGTGAAGGCGTGGTTAATAACTTTTAATGGAAAACCGTGGAGCTATTTTAGACACGAAGAAAATTCTTTGATTAAGAATGTGTACGCTGTCTATAAAGATAAAAAAGATATAGAGCATCAAAACGTAGGAACTCTGGTTCCATGCACAATCGAATATTCCCTCCCCGCCAAGAAGAAAGGGAAGAAGAAGTGAGAGATAGAAAACCTATTTTGCTTAACCGTTATACAGTTGCTTTGATATTTCTTTATAAGCGGGAAGGCGGTTTCGACGAGATGTGTCTCTCTGATTATGAAGCGCAAGATATGATTGAATTGCAGAAGAAAGCAGCGAAAGAATTTATAGATCAGCTTGAAGACGAATGGTGTTTGGATTTTATGAAGACATTAAGAGATGAGATTAATACTAGGATTGATAAGGGGCTATATGAACCTAAAACAGCGGATTAGAGAGATTCTTTTTCAACATGGCAAATTGGCTAATATGAGAAAAGATGGCAGCCGTCCGAGCGTTTGCGACAAGATCACTGAAGATACAGATCAAATCCTGAAAGCGGTGCGGGAGTGGATCAATAGCAAGAATGAAGATCATGGTGCAAAGAATTGTGTTTGCAGTGCTCATCAGTTAATCAGAGATATGTCTAAAGACCTAGGAGAAAGCGCAGGTGAATCAAATGGATGAAGAGAGATTGAAAGCGTTAAAAACTGCACTCGGTGATGGTGGTTATGCCTCTGGTTGGGGTGAAGACATCCGCTACCTACTGGATGTGATTGAGTCTTTGAAGTACGAGAAAAAAGAAACTACAGAGGCTTTGATCTCTACATCCAATGAGGAAATAGAAAGACTCCAAGCCGAAGTTGTTCGTCTGAAAGAGATTATAGCTATTGCTCATCCTTGGATTGAACGCTGCCCTCATGATGGGTTGGCGCAACAAAAGCAAGATTTATTGAGGCGAGTGGACCAAGCCCTCTCCAAAGACAGCGAGACTCGGTGCGAGCATTGCGGGTGGCCTCTTAAAGAGCGCATCGAAGATGGATGTGTGAAAGGCAATTGTTCTATGCGCCCGATTCCGAAGAAGCAAGACAGCGAGGGAAAGGTATGAAGCACCTTTGTCATTGGCCTGGATGTAAAGCGGAAGTGCCACCTAGACTATGGGGATGCAAAAAACACTGGTATCAGCTGCCAAAGGTTATTCGTGAAAACATTATGCTTCATTACAGGCCAGGGCAGGAAATTGATAAGAAACCGTCCAAAGAATATTTGGAAGTTGTGCGTAATGTAAGGCAATGGATAGGAAAGGATGAGAAGGTATGAGCTTAATTTATCCAGAACATAAACACCCACACGGACCTGAAAATACTAAAGAAGATGAGCATAGAATTTGGATTTGCTCTGAGTGTGATTGCATTAAAACCGACGAGGAAATTAAAGCTGAATTAACCTCTGGAAAATGGGGCTATTTGTGCAAAGCGCGAAATTACAGGAAAGAAGTTCGCTGCGAAGCCCATTTTGAGCCGTATACGCCAGATTTAAACTCTGTTCAAGTTAGTTGATGCAATGAAATTTAAAAAAAGATCAGATGCTATCGAAGAGGCTATGAAGGAAATGAGTGTTGGAGATAACCTGATTATTCACGCACCTGATGGAAGAACAGAGTTTATCTTTGAATTGAAAGCAATCGAAATAAGTAAAGCCGAGCTGGATAAAGGTGAGAAATGAAGATTTTCAAAAACAGATACAATACTTGGCATAAAAAGTTTGCATTCTTTCCTACTTATTTAACAGACACTCTGGAATGGATATGGCTTGAATGGTATGAGCGAAGATTAAGAGCGATTGATGGAGTTACTTGTTATGAGCGGACAAGAAGATTCGAGCTGGATAAGGGATGGAAAGATGCGGGAAATTAAATTCAGGGCGTGGGACAAAGAAAACAAGCGGTTTGGCTACTTTCATCTTAATCCGCAGTCTATTAGTTGGCCGTCAAACGAATATATGTTTGGAGACATCTTGTACGGAATGCATGGCTTTGCTGAGGGACATAAGTTCTTCGACATCGAAGGATTTCAGCAATACACCGGACTGAAGGACAAGAACGGGGTTGAAATCTTCGAAGGAGACATTCTAAAGCATGATTTATGGGGACCAACAACGGTCATTTGGGACAATGAAGGAGCTTGTTTTCGAGGAAACAGCGAAGAACGAGACATGACGCTTGCTCATCATCAACTAGAACGCAGTCGAGTTATTGGGAATATTTATGAAAACCAAAGGTAGTAGGAATAAAAAAGGCGTTTCAAAGATTGTTACAGTTGGCGGTTACCTAGAAATTTTTCAGCCGTCTCACCCGTTAGCCAAGAAGAATGGTTATGTTTTAGAGCATAGAATGATCGCTTATGATGCCGGACTCATCAGAGACCCAAAGATGCAAGTCCATCATAAAAATGGCAACAAACAAGATAATAGATTAGAAAATCTCGAAGTGACAACTTGCGCTGAACATACCAAGCATCATTGGAAAGGCGCAAAAAGGAAACCATTTTCTAAGGAACGTTGCGAAGCAATAAGCAAAAGAATGATGGGAAATAAAAATTGGGCTGGCAATAAATGAACATTTACGAGAACCCCGACCTACTCAATCAGCCAGACGGGAGGAAGTCATGACGGAAAATAAAATATTTAAACTTGGCACTAAGACATTTCAAAAAATAGACAAAGTGCTAAGCGAAGCTGGTGTTGAATTGGGCATGGGTGATGCATCTGAGATCATAGAAATAATTATAGCTGCCCTCAAGAAAGTCCGGGACGGGAGGAAGTGAATGAAGCTTGTCTTGATTGACTGGATCGACTCTCATTCGGGAAGAGGATGGCAAGCAGTAGAACAGCTTGAAACAACCGCTGAGCCGCTCTACTGCCGTTCTGTGGGATGGCTACTCAAAGAGAGTAATGGTTGTAAGGTGATCGTCCCACATTTAGCCGGAGAAAAGCAGGGGTGCTTTCAAGGTTGTGGGGACATTACGATACCGAATAAGGCCATCTTAAAAACTACCATCTTGAGGGGTAAATGAACTATTTACGTCCTTTACCTGGGAGCGGCACTCTCTCAACAGTTGTCGTGTTGGGTCGATTACGGGCTTCTTTCACTGGAATGAATTGGCCCGTTCTAGCGTCACGACCTTTAAGACTAGTTTCAGGCTTCTTTGGCATTCAATCACCTCCTTTGGATGAGATATCTAATTATAACAAATTAAATGAGATAACCCGAGAAGAGGAATGAATGATAGACCCAATATTATTTGCATCAAGCGTAACAGTGCCCGTTGTGCAAGCCAAAAATCAAAATTTCAGCACATTTAAGCCCAAACCAGAAACGCTTCAAAAGCAAGAGGATTATTTCTGGTTGATGTGGTTATTTTTTTTAACTAAGTAAAAATTAAAAGAGGGTAAATGAACTGTCAGAAGTGTCACGGCAAAGTTAGGATCTACCGCACCGAAAGAATCAGATCGTTGCTTTTTAAAAGGTATTACCGCTGCACCACCTGCCATCATAAGTTTCAGACCATCCTTGAAGAATCATATTTTCCGCCCGCGGAACACTCCGCATTGAATAAGCCTGCAGCCTGATTTAAACTATTCCCGCTTAGGAATAAAGTGTGTCTAAACACTTAACATAGGGGATTATCCTATTTATTCCTGGGCTTTATTCCTAAGCAAAATAAAGCATGCAAGACCCGTTTGGTCCTAACCGGATCAGCGGGTCTTTTTTATTATGGCCCCATCCAACTGGAAAGACAATCCTTGGAGTGTAAAGAAAGAATGGGCCAAGAGATATTACGACGAACTCTTTTACAGCAATATCGAGATAAGGTCCCTGATGTACTGGGCGACCGGGAAATATCCGAGACCTTTAGAGCGGACAGAAAATGATTACCAAAAACCGCATCCTCAGGGCGAAGTTGAGACAGACGCGGTTGAGCCTGAAGAGGGCTTTAAAGCTGGGAACGCTTATAGAGAAAGAGAAAGTTATCCCGATCTATAGGCTGTGCTGGATGGTGATCAAGTTATCGGGCGGCGTAACAGTCTTTACGGCATTGATCGTTTTATTCATGTTTTTATACATATTTAGCTACCGGGTGATCCCATGACCTTATTAATCGGGATAGTGATCGGAATCGCTCTTACGATTTTCTTTGTTAGGGTAGTGATGGACGACGCAAGCGACCGGGACCTGATGTGCTGAATGCTCTTGGGGACTGTAAGAAGTTCATTCTTGAAGACATCGGTATCTATAGCGCGGTCATTGTTATTGATCTTGGGCTTGATTTTTTCCCTGATCTATTTCGGTTCGTTGTTTCTAATGTCGGGAGTGATGGCCATCCTCGAGATTTTGGAATCCTCCAGGGCCTAGTACTTGGGTTCGCCGTAATCCAATTAGTAAGAAAGATTCATTTTTTAAAGCATTACCACCGGCTGAACCATTGGGACAAAGATGGCGGCATACTGTATAGCCTGCGAAAAGGAATTAAAAGGTAAAGCGTACCTCTTAACTGGGATTTATTACTGTTGGAAGTGCCGGCAGGAAGAATTGAAGATTCAGGGAATGACGGAGAATGAGTAACGAGTTGCATTATGTTTCAGGACAAATGCTTCAATTATTAGAACCGATGATAGTTTTTCTAATTCTTGGTATTGCAATAATTTGCGTAATTTATTATGCCAAAACTAAATAGTCTCGAATTAAAACATAAAAGAAAGATTTTAAATTGGGCCGGCACTAACTGGCATAAGCTCAAAGAGGCGAGTAAGGTAAAGATTTGGTGTGCTTTGATCTCGAAGGAGTTACCTTCAAAAATTGAGGGAACTGGTGAAGGTGGCGAAATTGTGATTCGAGTGGAGAAAGCAGAGACGAATGGAAATCAGTTACAAGCTCCACGATTTGCAGTACCAAATTTACAGTGACCCATCCAGGTTTGTAGTGGTATCTGCCGGACGGCGGTTTGGTAAGACCGTGCTGGCAGTAGTGAAGATGATTACGAGGGCAATGGAGAGCAAAAAGGCTCTCATATGGTACATCGCTCCGACGTATAAGCAGGCGAAAATGATCGCCTGGAAAATGCTCCTTGAAATGACGCCACAGAAATTAGTGGCGAAAAAGAACGAAGTAGACCTAGAGCTGACCATGATTAACGGATCTTCGATCTGCCTTAAAGGCGCAGATAACGAAGACTCATTAAGAGGAGTGGGATTAGATTTCGCGGTCTTAGATGAATATGCCTCAATGAAGCCAAACGTATGGCAGGAGATTATCCGGCCAATGTTGTCAGATCGTCAGGCTCCAGCGTTATTCATTGGTACGCCAAAAGGTAAAAATCATTTTTGGGAGATTTGGCTTAAAGGTCAGCGTAAAGAGAGCGGGTTTTCAAGCTATACGGCAAAGACAGAGCAGAACCCGTATATCCCTAGAAGCGAAATAAAAGACGCGAAAGACATTTTAAATGACCGGTACTTCAAGCAGGAATACGAAGCCAGTTTCGAAGACTATACGGGGCTTATCTGGCCTGAGTTTACGCCAGAATTACACGTTATTGAACCGTTTGAAGTACAGCCTTGGTGGGAGACGGTATCGTCGATTGATACAGCGCTGTCTGGCACTACTGCTTGTCTCAATGCTTGCGTTGATGACAACGGCACTATTTATATTACGAAAGAGTTTTACGAGCAAAACAAGCGGGTCTCAGAGGTTGCAGACGCTGTAAGAGACTGGAATCCTGGCATGTGGTTGATTGATCCTGCAGCCAAGATCAAGAACGTGAATAAGCTCGGCAGTCTTTATTCGCTCTTTGATGAGTACAACGATAACGGGATCATGGCTTATCCGGCTGAGAATGATGTGAATGCCGGGATTAACCGAGTAGCGGAATATTTCAAGCTAAACAAGCTCAAGATATTTAGTAACTGTAAGAACCTGATCCATGAGATTGAACGATACCATTGGGCTGAGGAGCGCGAGACGGTCCAAGGGATAGTCGTTCCGAAGCCTTTTAAGAGTTTAGACCATGCCTGCGACGCGATGCGGTATTTAGTGATGTCCAGGCCTCAAGCTGCGAAGCTAGAACAAAAGATCGTGAAGGGCTCCTTTGAAGATTGGGAGCGACGGGAACAAGCGCAGCGAGAAAACAGGATAGAATTTGATGAGTGAAAACCAAGAGCAGCAAAATAATACGATTCCTTTAAAGCAGCCTGTTATGGATGAAAAACAGGTGTCGCTTTGGCGAAACCGCTGTAACACGGCCAATAAATACCACCGCAAACAGTTCATCGAGAAGTATAAGACCGCCAAGAAACGATACAACTCTGAGAACCACGGCTTTCAGAAGAACCCTAGCAAATATACGCATGAGTCATTCAATTTTCTATACAAGGACATCGAGGACTTTAACGGCTCGATTTACTACAAGAACCCTGAGATAGACCTGATCTGCCGGAACACGGAAGACGAGAACGAGATCCGGAATATTGAGAACTTAGAGCAGATCGTTAACGACGATATCAAGGACAACCGTGAGCTGAAGTCATTAATTCGGGCCGGATTAGTGGATGAAGGGCTTGCGGGACTTGGGGTATTTTATATTGACTATGACTACCGGACCCAGGACTCAACTGAGTTAGTTGATCCAAATATCCCCGATCAGTACAAGCAAATCCCGGTAGCGAACAAAGTTAGGCCGGTCAAGATCCTTCCTGAGAACTTAATCCGCCCTCCGTACCAAAGTTTATACAACTACCAAAAAGGCCCGTATTTGGGCTATATCGACATTGTTTCCTTGGAGTGCTTAAAGAGTGACCCGACCTTAGATCAGAGTGTTGTGGCGCAGTTAAAAGGCAAGCAGTACGCGGATCTGATGGACGTGGATGCAGCGGAAGCTAAAAAAGATAAGGTCGAGCTTCAAGACGATTTACTCTACGAAAAAATCTATGTGGTCTTTATTAAAGGTGATGACAATACCCCTTTAAAAAGACTGGTGATCGCCGAAGACTCGAAGATTAAACAGCCCTTAGTCTATGAGGACTATGAACGCGGCAACGGTCCTGATGACCGTGGATATCCAATCCATATCCTTGCGTTAAACGACCCTTGCGAAGGCTTTGTCCCACCGTCCGAGGCCTGGATTTTAGAAGGTATTCTTTGCATCATTGATTATTTGATGTCGAAGATGCTGAAGCATATTAAAAAATCTAAATCCCGTACGATTGTTAAGGCTGGAAAAGACGGGATGGATAAAAACAACATCTCGAAGTGGATTGATAACGATGATATGGAGCTATTGGCGCTCTCGAATTTAGCTCCAGGGATTGATATTCGCTCGCTTGTGTTACAGCTTACCGACCAAGAACTCTCCGCAAGCCATGAGGCGATGTTTGCACTCGCTAAAAGGGTTTTTGATGAACTCTCACGTAAACCAGCCCTTGCTCAAGCAGCGGTTCAGGAAAAGAAAAAGACCGCTGAAGAGACACGAGAGATTGCGAATACCGATAACACACAGTCAGCGTACAAAGTAGACAAGTTTAAAGACTTCCTGCTCGGATTCTTTTATGACTGGTGCAAGCTCACGCAAAAGAATATGCGCGGAACCAGGAATATCTCGGTTGCAAACCGTGACACGGGTGAAAAAGAACCTCGCGAAGTGATCATGAGCGCAGAGCAAAACGATTTAGCAGGATCATTTAATGCGGACATCAATATCGAGACCTTTATCACCCCGAATAAGGAATTAAAGCGCCGGATTATCAAGGAAACGATCCTGGATCTTCAAGGGATGGTTCCTTTACTCGGTGGAAGAAAGAAGCTAAACGGGGAATACCTCACGCAGCAGATGCTCCAGAACGTGAACATGCGAAACCCTGAAGAGGCCTTAATTGATATCCCTGTCCGCAACGTGGATCAGCAGGTGATGGACCTTGCAACGAAGGGTATCCCGATGAGTATTGAGGATTTGGGAGACTCTGGACCTCAAGCCATTCAGCGGTTAATGGAGATTTTCCAGGACCAAGAAATGCTTGCGCGTTTAGAGGCATTATCGCCTGGGATTAGTGCGGAAGATTCACCAATTGTTTTAATGGCCAAAGACTTAGAGGCACAGATGCAGCTGAAGAATCAGCAAAAGCCGTCCAAAGCTAAGTCTGATGTTGGAATGGAATCCGCAATGATGGGGGCTTTGTGAAGTCGTTATATCAAGAAGAGCAGGGCCGGTCCAGAGGTCGTGTATATACATCGATTTGCGAGCATAACAAGATCGTGATTAGTCAGGGAAAAGAAACGAACGAATGCACGATCTGCTCAAAACATAAAGAAAAGGTCCAGGCCCCGTTTGTGCCGAACATGACGCCGTTTTTTAATCACGGCCTTGGATGCGTGACGAACGGAACACGCCATGCGGAACATATCGCTAAAAAACGCGGCTTAATTCCGCTCGGAAAGGAACGACTGAAATGAGTATTGAGAGATTAACCGAACCAGGTAATGCCTTTGACAGCGGTTTAAGACTGACGAACGATCATTTTAAGGCTATCAGAGATTTATTGATTGACCTATTAAACCGCCTTGAAAAACTGGAATCGAAACTCGCAGATAAAGAAAAGAAAAAGAAAAAAGATGAGTGAAGTATTACGGCATTTAGTCGGGCTGATTAAGGCCTTAGCCAAGGTATACCCCGAATTTGACCGGATGGTAAAAGAAAAACTAGAAAAATAATTTAGAACGGTTCGCGGCTTAGTAAAGCACCCAACCACATTTGAGGACTCACGTCCTTGGATGTGGTTTTTTTATTTTAACTACGGGAACAATCCTACGGAACTCCCCTCAACAAAGCAGGAACAAATGGAAGACATCGAGCAAGTAACGCCGGAAGTGGAAGAAACAATTCAGCCGGAGGCCAGCGCAGCCACGGATGAAATTTCTGACATTTTTAGCAATGCACTCAAGGACAAGGCTGATAGTCCGGAAGTAATCGGCCAAACGGAAGAAGACAAGCCTGAGGAACAACCCGAGACCGAACAGGTTATCGAGACTCCTTACGGCGAAATCACGTTAGACGAAGCGAAGAAGATCGCTTTTAAGGATGAGAAAGAGTTCCAAGCATTTTTGGACAAAAACCCATTCTTAAAAGAGGGCTTTCTTAGACAGTCTGACTATACCCGAAAGACGACTCAGGTCGCAGAAGAAAGAAAGAAGTTTGCAGAAGAGAAACACCAATTTGAGGAGCTGAAAGCGAAAGAAGAACAAGCCTGGGGTCAGGTAAAGCCGACAGAGCATGACAGGGAATTTTTTCAAAATCTTTGGCATGTGTATCAGTACGGCTCTGAACCGTTAGCTAATCAGATTTCGTCTTTTGCTCGTGATATTTCTTTAATTGCTCAAGGGAAAAACCCAGTCGGACCACTTGCAGGTCAAAACGGACAGACGGTTGACTATGCACGCGATTCTCAGGTGATCGGGGTGAAACGTGAACTCGATCAACTGAAGCAGGACCAGGCTCGAAAAGAGCAGGAATTTCAAGCTAAAGAGCGTGAAATTCAGATCCAGGAAGCAAAGCGTGAAGTCAATACCTGGCTTTCTGAAAAAGAGAAGGCTGGGGTCAAGATTACACCGGAAGAGCGGCAAGTAATGGCCTTGTTCTCTGGAATCAGGGACGAGGACGGCAACCGCATTTCGCTTGACGAGATGTACCGTTTAGCGCTCGCGAAGCTTGGACGTACCGAGAAAGAAGCAATCAAGAAAGTATTCACGGACAGCAAAAGCCAGAGTCGCAAGACTCCGAACCAGCCGAACTCAAAAGTGCCATCCCATGCAAAGCCTGAAGCGTCCACGATTGATGAAATTTTTCAACAAGGACTAGAACGATTAAGTTCTGAAAGGTAGACATGGCAAAGCCATCTGATAATTCATTACGAGCTCTTTGGGCCGTAACGAAAGAACAGATTGCTGACAGCATTAAGAACTCTATCGTCGCCAACAACGCCCTTTTGTCTGAAATTAAGGAAAAAGGTAGCTTGCTTGAAGTTGAGGACGGCGGTCGTGATTTTAATGAACCGGCAATCATCGGGGATTCTGCTGCAGTTGGTGGATTTACCCGCGGTCAAGTATTAAACGTCGATGAACAGCAAGGAATTGATGCATTCGCATACAGCCCTGCTCGTTTCTACGGCACAACCCACATCTACAAAGATGATCTGGCTATGAACGCTGGATCTGCTCGCGCTGTGAGCCTCTTAAAGGCCCGCATCGAACAGATGAAAGAATCGATCTTTAACAAGCTCGATGAATATCTTTGTGGATCAAACCTCGTCAGCGGCTCTTCTAGCGAATCTACGGCTGGATCTCAGCAAGGCTGGCTCGGTCTTCGGGATCTCATCCCGGACGTCGCAACCCAGGACATCCCTGGAACTGGTATCTCCAAGACGACCTACACAAAAGCTCGCAGTCAAGTGGTTTCGACTTCGATCGCTTCTGCAACGGCCTGGAATACCTCCAATGCTGGACGCACCGTTGTGCAGCAATTGTACAACGCATGCTCTTTCGGCATGAACCGCCCGAATCTCTCGATCATGACCCGTTCGATCTGGGATGCTTTCCAGATTTCTCTCCAAGCGAACGAACGGTTCACTGAACCCGGAGATAAAAAGGTTGGTTATCCGCACCTAATGTACATGGCAGATTGCCGTGTAACTTGGGGCGACAACATTCAGCAAGGACATTTCTACATGCTGAACACGAAGTTCCTCAAGTTTAAGGTTCTCAAGGAAGCGAACTTTAAAATGGGCGATTTCATTGAGGGTTATGACGTGTTCCAAGAAGTGGCCAAAATGTTAATCATGGGTCAGCTGTGCGTTTCTGGCCCCAAATTCAACGGCGTCTACACAGGCGGCGGATTCTAAGAAAGGAGGATAACAATATGAAGAATTTTAAAATTTTAGTTCTGATGATTGCGGTCCTCCTCGTGGCTTCTCCGGCATTTGCTTTTCAATGCCAGACTGGTCGCGATATCGAGGGATCAAGTGATTCATGCTGGACGTCAGTGAAGGTTGCTTCAAACGAAACCACGCTCGTTTCTCAGGGAACTGTTTTAGTGTTCGATATTGCGAACGCTGAACGGGATGCTGATAACGGTGCGTTCCAAGTTCGTACGACAACCTCAACTGCTGCGTCAGCTTATGTCGCCGGTGTTGCTCAATCGAGCATCACGAGCGGTTCTACTGCGCTGGTTTTGGTTCGCGGTAAAGGCAAGATCAAGGTCCAAGGTGCTGTGACCTCTGGTAATGCTCTTTTCGTGTCCTCAACAGCCGGTCGGGCAGCTACAACTGGCGGTGAAACTCAATATAAGCCCGTAGCCTTTGCGTTAGCAAACGGTACTACGACTGATGTTGATGCTTACATCACGGTAGTCTAAACAAATTGGGGCGGGGGAAACCTCGCCCCTTTTTTAAAGGAAACTATGATCTTTGGTTTGTTGATTAGACAGGCATTACGAAAAGCTGGACTTGACGCGGACGCGGCTCATTTAGACCTCGCCAAGACCGAATGCAATTTTATTATTCAAGATTATTGGTACATGACGGACTCCAAGTTCCGTCAGTCTCGCGGGACGATCAATACTGTCTCTGGATCAGATGAGTACGTCCTTAATAAACACTTTGATGAGTTTGTGAAAAACACTCTTCAAGGCCCGAACTCGAATCCACGCTTTTTTACTTATTTAGGAACTGAGGAGTTTTTCGGTCAAATTCAACTCCAAAGCCAGACCTCAGGTGAACCTTCATTTTACACTTATGGAGATACCGTCGGTTATGACGCACAGCTTACAGCCGCATCCAAGATCCGGGTCAATTCCGCGCTTGCCTCAAAGACCACAGGGACGGTCAATCTTGCTGCAGGCTCAGATATTGTTACTTCTAGCACTGATATTTTTACTCTTAACGATGTTGGCCGGATGCTCAAGAAATCGGGCGACTCAAGAGCTTACAAAATTGGAAAGTTCATCTCTAGCCGTAAGCTTCAGCTTTTAGAAAAGTACCGAGGAACCTCACAAACCGGCGCAAGTTACGAGATTGGGGATGTTGGAATCCACGTCAACATCATGGGTTATGTCGGAGGAGAGATTGATTCTGAAGACATTGTTTTAGAAGGTGATAACTATGTGGTGACGACGAAAACCTTTAATTCTGTTATCAGTATATCCAAGTCTGATAAAACCGGCGGCAAGATCAATATCCAAAATGAATCGGGAACTCAGACTATCGGAACTTTGGGTCCCGGTGAGACTGAAATTGAACGTCAGACGGTTCTTTTCTGGCCAAAACCGAACGGTTCTGAATCCTTAAAGTACCGCTTTTACATGAAACACCCTGCTTTATGGCTTGAATCGGACCGTTTACTCATACCTGAAAAATGGCATCGATTGATTTGCTACAAGCTCGAGAAAAGGCTCCGTGAGTTTTCCGGAAAAGAAGTGCCTCAAGGATTAATTGATGACATCTCCCGATTTGAGCTGGATTTTGAAAACGAGGCCCAGGACCTAAGTCTTTCTAACACGGTCCCAGGAGAAGACGGAAAAATTGGTGGTGAGTTTTGGTACGACAAAATAGATGAGAGGGGCGTTTGATCTTCGATCTTTTTTTAAAAGTTTTCCTGATCGGATGCACGGTTTTTTTCATACCCGGTCAAGAGTTTTACGGGCCCCAGGAAGTTTTCTTTCAGTATGGAGCCATGGCTTTGCTTGCGATCTCTTATGCGACGAAAAGGGAGCGCGAGGTAACGAACAAGTTTTTAGGAATGTTTTTTTTGTACGCATTAGCGAACACGATTTTATTTCATTTTAATCCGGTATCCAGAATCAAGGTCTTAAACCTATTTTTAGGCATGTTTTTAATCAAGGAAACCTCAGAGAGAATGACGCTGAATTTTGAGATGGTTGGTAACTTGCTGGCTTTGTTTTGTGCGCTTAATGTGGCTTGGATCGGGCTCCAGTTGAACCAGATAGACCCTATTTTTTCGTCCATGAATCCTCAGAATATGCCACAAGTGGATACGGTTGGATTTATGGGCTTAAAAGCGAATCTTGGATGCCTTGCGGCCTTAGCGTTCCCGTTTATTTTTGAAGCAAGCCCACTCGCATCAATTATTTGCCTGCCGCTTTTGTGGTTTGGGCAGTCATCGACGGCGGTTTTAGCGTTCATGATTTCGTTTTTGTTTCTGATGTGGTTCAAGAACCGAAAGCTTTTCTGGATACTTGCTGGAATCTGTCTCGCTGGCGGGATTTATTATATTTTTTGTAAGGACCTGCCTACTGGTGAGTTTCCTAAGCGGATTAAGGTCTGGATGGCTGGAATTTCCTATTTAGCCGGCACTAAACCCTGGTTCGGGCATGGTCTAGGGGCTTGGGCGGTGACTGGGTTTACTACGCTTCAGCAAAACGGAGAACCTCAACAATGGGTCTGGGCGCATAACGAGTTTATCCAGCTTGCATTTGAGATCGGTGTTGTCGGAATGGTTTGTCTTTATGCCTATTTCAAGGATTTATTTAAGGTCATTAATCTCAAGTACGGAAATCACCGGCTCGCAATCTCAATTTTGATCCCTTTAGTCATTATCTCGTTTTTCCATTTTCCAGCGCATCTTGGCCGGTTTGCTGGCCTGGTGTGCTTCATGATCGCAGCCGTTGAGGCCCTAATCTCAGAGGATAAGGTATGAAAAAAATTATCGCACTTTTAATTTTAATAGGAGTCTCAACGAACGCATTCGCTTGGGATAGCGAAACAGGCAGCGGGGTAGTTTCGAGCAATGAAACGATTGTCCGAACCTCACTTGAAGCAACCCAAGTTTTACAGTCGGACACGCTCACGAATTTATACGGAGTCACGATCTTGGGCGGAACGACCAATTATGCCTCGTTTAACTCAGGCGGTGTTCTGAGTTTTAAAAACGTGGTGTCCTCTCGGGACGTGGTTCGGTTCAATAATGATATGTATATACAGATGCAGAAAACCGACGGAACCTTTTCTCGGCTTGGTATCTCTGCTGATAACTCGTTTGTCCTGCCTGCATTTACGACGACTAACGCCTCGTTTGATAACGTCAGAATTTCCGGGACTTTAGCGGTGAGCGGTAATACGACTTTAGTAACCGTGAAGGCTGGCAATGTTTCAGCAGATGCGGTATCGGCCACCTCGACCCAGGTTTCATCTCTCAATAACTCAGGCGCAACTTATTTAAGCGGAAACGTGGCAACGGTTGCGACAGCAATTTTAGATATGCAGGGAAATGAACGCATCCAGTTCTCGGCTGCGACATCGCCGGTCAATCAAGTAAATCTGCATAACTCAGCCACCGGGAGCCCGGTTAAGGTTGTCGCCTCAGGCGATGATACGAATATCGGGATTTCTTTAGATGCTAAAGGAACCGGGGTTGTATCCGCAAACCACGCCTTTATCACGAAGAAAGTCACGTTAACAGACGCAGCGACCATTGCAACGGATGCCTCACAAGGGAACCATTTCGCTGTGACCTTGGGTGGAAACCGGACTCTTGCGCGACCAACGAACCCAACAAACGGTCAGCGTGCAATCTGGGAGATTCGGCAGGACTCAAACGGCACAAGAACGATCTCTTTTGATGATGCGTTTATTTTTGGAACGGATGTTACGCGGCCAACATTGGGAACCGGTGAAGGAAAGCGCGGATTCGTCGGAGCTATTTATAACGGAACATCATGGGATGTGGTCGCAGTCTCCCAAGGATATAACCGGGTATGAGGATTTTAAAGTTTCTTTTAATTTTGATTTTGATCTCGACTCCTGCATATGCAGTAAGCGGAACGACTTGCTACGACTTAACCGAGCTGGTCAGCTTGCTCCATTTTAACGGGACGAACGGCTCAACGACTTTCACGGACGAAAAAACGATCACTTGGACTGCGGTAGGGAACGCTGCTTTAACAACCACTTCCCCGAAGTTTGGAAGTGCGTCTTTAGGAGTGGATGGGACCGGGGACTATATCACAGCAGCAGACAACGCCCGGTGGGATATCGGAACCAGTAATTATACGGTGGAGTTTTGGATTAACTTTGCAGCGGATACCAGTATCTATGCCTTTAGTCACGGAGCCGGGCCGAATTTCGGGATTCAGTACAACACGACCGGAAACGTATGGGAAAACTACCATAACGGGGCGTCTGTGGTTACAAGCGGGGTTTGGTCTCCCGTGGTCGGGACTTGGTATCACATCGCTTTAACAAGGTCTGGATCAAGTGTGCGGTTTTTTATCGACGGGACCCAGAGCGGATCAACCGGAACGAGCGCGGCGGATATCACAGGAGGAGCAACGGTGTTTTCAATCGGGGCCTTTAATGATGGATCAAATACTTTAAACGGAAAGATTGATGAATTTAGCTTAATTGATGGATTTGCTAGATGGACAGGAAACTTTACAGCTCCAACAGCGGAATATACCGAATGCGTGACCACTAATGCGGCAAAATTTATGGGGTTTTTTGAATGATTATTAAACCAAAAGGCGGGGTTAATTTAAGGTTGCCTGCGTATGAGACGCCAGAGAATCAATTCTTTTTAATGCAAAACTTCGACATGACGCATCAAGAAGAGTTTCATCAGATCAAGGGCTCTGTGAAGTATCACGGCGCAACGATAGGTACAAACGCTCCAACGGCGATTATTGTCAATTACAACCAGACCGAGGACCGGCAAGACGTGTTAGTGGCGGTTGATGACAAGATCATGAAAAAGAACTTTGGCTCGAACGAGTTTGAGACTCTTTACCAAGGCTTAACTCCAGGATCAGTTCGGTTTGCGGTCAATATCGATGATAAGTCTTATATCGCAAGCCCAAAGGACGGGCTCTTTGAATTTGACGGTATCTCAAAGATCAGAAAGTTGACGACGAACACGAGTCTTGGAACCTCGATCATGTTGAAAGACATTATTTATTCCAAAGAGACAAACCGCTGTTTTGGGATCACGACAGAGAATGAGTTGGTTTGGACGGATGCTTTATCAAGCTCCAATTTAGGTGGGGTCCCGATTGTATGGGCTGGTGCGAACGTCGATACCCAAGCCCCGACATTGGGTGACGTACCTGAAAAGCTCGCGATTCTGGACGGTCGGCTTGTGATTCTCCGGACGAACTCGATTTACTTTTATTACATTTTAGGCGGACCAACTGACTGGAGGCCTGAGAAACTGAATTTTACTGGCGGCTGCATTGCTCCAAAAACTGTAAAGCAGGTCGGGAAGGAAATATGGTTTTTAGGTTACTCACCAGAGAACGGACGAGGGGTTTACGGCTTAGACGGCGGAGGAAATGTCAGACTGCTTTCGTACGACATTGAACCATTTTTGGACCGGATCAATGAATCGCAGATGACCGAGGCCTGCGCAGAGTACGTGGATAATCTTTATAAACTCTCAGTCGCCGCGGACTCGTCATCTGAGAATAACTACACCTTTCATTTTGACACTATCAATGTGAACACCGATACCGGAGTCCCCAATATCTACGGTCCGCATACTTACGGGTTTAGTGCCTCAGCGGTTTTGAATACCCGTCGGTTTAAAGGCGAGCATTTATTCGCTAAAAAACACACGGATGGAGCCAGGGTGTTTAAGGTTGCCAATTACCGTACCCAGCACTCAGACGAAATGCAGGATAACGGTGATTTGATTCCGACGGTTTTAATGAGCGGGATTATTGCCAAAGAAACTTACGGTAAATCACTTGTTGATGAGACCTGGTTTAAACGGTACTCGAATATTTTCGTGGACTTTCCTCCTCAAGGAACTTGGTCTGGACAAATTGAAATCTTAAAAGGTTATGAAAACGAGACCTTTCTCACTTATGACCAGTATTTAGAGGACTCTAATTATTCTGTGGAGGCCTTAGATTTAGACTCTGATCCTGTGGAGTTTAAAGCGCTTGGATCAAGCCAGATCCTTGCGGATTTTGAAAGCGATTCGATTCAGTTGAAATTCAGCAATTACAACGTCAATACCCGGGCCGCGTTTCGGTCCATGCGGTATGAGGTAACACCGAGCCGGAGAAAAAAACATGTGGACATCCTTTCGTTATAGTCTTTTATTGTTATTAATCATCATATCTAGTCAAAATATAGCGTATTCTGACGTGGTGTCTCTCGACTCCAATTACGTGGCCGGTCAGACGGATTTAGTTACTAAGCTCAATAACGACCGGACTGCTTTAGTGAACGGAGTCAATAACGTCCGGGGTTGTGTCGCCGGTGGAGTGCAGACGGCAGGCCAGATTAAAGCGGATACGGTCTGTGAAGAAAATTTAGCAGACGATGCCAACCCTAGGCTTCGTACTTATGAAGGTGCTAGCTGTAGCGATTTTGTGTACTCCGGGTTTTTGATGTCCTCTTATTCTGGGCTTACCGGAACTGTGCCGACGGGTATCGCGTACCCAGAAGGATACCGGGTTGAGAAAACCTCAAGCACCTCTAAACTTTTTACCGCGAATAAATGGACCTATGTTTATATCTTAAATTCTGGAAGCCTGGACTATCAGGAAGTGGCGATTGATGCGAACCGTCCAAGCGATCCGTCAAACTCTGCTCCCTTATTTCGAGTTTCAACAGATGCCTCTGGAATCATTGCGATTCAAGACCTTAGAAAAACAACCTGCGCCTCAGGGCCTTTTGAAGCGATTGCTGACGTGACTGGTGAAGCTACGCTCGATGATCTTTTAACTAATGGGGCTTACGTAAGACGCTTTTCACAGGCTGGTCGAACACCGATGGGGTTTGCTCAAGGGGCGTTTCTATCTTGGGACACAACCACGACTTTCAAAGTCACGCCTGGATGTTTGAACATTAACGGTAAATTCCGTTGCGTGAGTACGGATACCTCTGTCCCTCAAACCGCTGACAACCCTGCTTCTGGGGTTTCGGGTATGGATACCGGAACCGTTACAGGCGGCCCGAAAAGATATTACGCATACGGCGTTGCAGATCAAGATTCGGTAAAGACGTACTCGGTCTCCATATCAGAGTCAGGAGCAACTCCGACGGGTGTTACCAATTACCGCCTGATTGGAAGCGTGACGACGGATATTAATAATAACTTCACATCGAGAGATCTAGTGACTGTTCACGGGGTCTCTGAACGGGAATTAGTTGGAGCGTACGCGGTATTTAACGGTGCGGCCTCAGTTTTAGGGGTCTCGGATGCCTTTAACGTAAGCGGTCTTGTTGACAACGGAACCGGCGATTATACGGTCACGATCGATCGAGATTTTAATACCGCCGATTTCGTTTCGATTATGAACGGAAAGCGAAGCGGTGCGACGACGATGCTTTCTTGCATGCCTCAAACTCTGACTGCTGGAACTGCAAGACATAACTGCGTCAACCAATCTGATGCCGCTAACGACGGAAACCCGATTATGTACATTGCATTAGGAGACAATAGACAATGAGAAAATTTTTAATTCTTTTGCTTTTAATTTCGTCCCCGGTTTTTGCGGAGATTTATGTTGTTGAGCGCGAAGACGGCGGTGTTTCTATCGTGAATTATTTTGAAGGTTCTGAAGACTCTTTGGCAGATGTTTTAAAAGATAACGGACTCCTAGGACGTCCTATCCGCAAATTAAATCCTGGTGATCTTCCAGAATCACGCGAAGACCGAAAATACTGGAAAGTTGATCTTGTAACCAAGAAAGTTGTTGTGGATCAAGCCAAAAAAACGGCTGATCAGGTGAAAAAAATAGAGGAAGAAGAAGAAAAACAGGTCATTTTAGACAAAATCGGGGTCACGGAAACCGAGATTGAAAAGGTTGTCAAAGATGTCATCCATAACGATTGATAAGTGGACCAATTACGACCCGAGAAACAAGAATTTAGAAGAACTCGCAATTATTCTGTCAGCGATTATTGACTATATCAATGATTTAGACGAACGGATCACGGCATTAGGTGGATAAGTTTTCAGATGACAACGGCAAGTGGCATTGCATTCAGTGCGGGGCCTGCTGCCGACATGAAAAGAGCATTAAAAGATTATTACCAAATTATTGGAGTAACGAGAAAAGAAGCTGTAAATATCTGAATGAGAATAAATGTTCAATTTATGATTCAAGACCTGATATTTGCAGAACCAAATGGAAACCAGAAATTAACGAACTTATGATCTCAGCTTGTGAATATCTAAAAGGGGTACAAGATGCTATTTAACTTTTTGTTCTATAACTTTTTTCGTCCAATCTTTGGTTTCATGATCGATCCTTTAACTGCCGCGCTTATTGGTGGGGCCGCGATAGCTGGTGGCGGAGCCGGATATATGGGTGCAAATGCAAAGAATAAGAAATTAAAAGGACTTTCAGCTGCATTTCCAAAATATGAAGGCTATAAACCGCCCCCAACAACCTATCTACGGCCGGTAGAAACACAGGTTTACGAGACTCTATCTAAAAGATCTAAAGGTGAAGATGTTGGTTATGATCCTGCTCGCCGGGAAGCTTTACTTGAAAATTTTAACATTACCCAAGACCGAGATTTAGAAGAGCGTGAGCGGGATTTAACGAATCGTCTTTCAGGGATGGGGCTTTCTAGAAATGCGGCGGCCTATGATGATTTGATCGGTCGTGAATTAAGAGACGCGCAGCGCGAAAAGAATCTTTATACCAATCGAGTGGACGTTGAAGATTTGGCGCGTAGGAATGAAGAGCGTGATATTAACACTGCTCGTTTACAGGATCTAAATACATTTAATTTTGGTCAGGAAAACCAACGCGCGGCATTTGATCTTGATGTCTTTAATGCAGAGAGCGGTAATGAGCGGGCAAGACGTGGGTATCAAGTTAAAGAAGCAGAATTATACGAAGATCCGATGGGATCAGGCTTAGAAAGTGGTTTCAATAGCGCAATGGCCGTTGCCGGTTTGAGTGGTAAAAAAGCTCCGACAATGTCAACTGGAACGACAACTAGCCTCCCTAATCCTGCAGGGCACACTTATTCACCGTATAAAGGAACTAAAGAAGATTATATGTCGCAGGCTATCCGTCAAAGCTTGCTAGGCAAAGGTTATAACTTTCAAAGAGGCTAAATATGGCAAGATCATTCGTAGAAGCAACCAGAAACATAGCAGACCGCGCTTTACAGTTCAGGCAACTAAGGAACCAAGAAGAACAACAAGGTCTTGATAATATCGTAAAACGCGCCCAACTTGGAGAGCTTGGATTTACTTCAAGAACTCAGCCCGGTCAGCCGCGCTCATTTATGGGTTTAAATTTCGGAACAGGCCCATCGACTGAAGTCTTTGAGCGTGATCCGAATTATGTTAGCGCTAAAGCTTTAGAAGGTCAAAAAGTTCAGGCTGAAATTAACAAGATGAATCGTGAAGCTGAGGAATCTCAATTTATTAAAGATTATATGATGGGATCGATGCCTAGCAGTCAAGATAGCTCACCCCGGACGCTCGCTCCGCATGGACAAGCGCAACCTACCACTCAACCTGGACAAAGAAGTTTTAATCAAGGTGCTTTAACCGCTCCGCCATTTAAAACATTCAAAGTTGGTGGTCAGGAGATAGTAAATCCTGCATGGGAACAATACGAGATGGAGAAAAAAAGACAAGAAGAGCTGCAGAAACCTCTATCAGGTGAAGCATCGGCTAAATTGAGCGGAGGCCGTCAAGGCGTAGAAAACGTCAGAGACATTATTAAAATTGCAAAATTAAAAAAAGATTCCTCCGGTAATATTTCTGCAAGGGAAGATATGAAGGGTCTGATTGCTGGGCAAAAAGCGGCTAGTTTTCAAGAGCCAAGAATACCGATTATTGATGTTCCTATAACCGGAGGCATTACTGAAGGGATTGTCCAAGCATTTGCAGGTAATGATGCAAGAAAATTTGATCTATATATCAACACTTTAGCAGAAAACATGGTGCGAGCGAGAACTGGGGCAACTGTAACCAAGAAAGAAGAGGTCAATGAACAAAAAAGAACTTATCTCAGGTTGTTAGATAATCCGGAAGTAATGCTTGAAAGGATTAAGCAAGACGAAAAATACTTGCGCGGCGTTGCTGAAGGAATCAGGCCCGGCTCCACGGCAGATATTGATACGGAACTTCCTAGCGAGAGTCTTGTGCCGGAATGGGTTCCAAAAAATCTTATGGAACAATACTCTTTTGCAAAAAATACTGGCTATTCTGACGAAGAAATCAAAGCTTTTTTGACTGCTCAAAAATAAACCAAAGAGGCGTTCGAGTTGGAGCAGAACCGTTATGTAATTTGTTGACTTGAAAACAAAGGTTTATGCAAATAAACAAAGTAACTATAGAAGCGGTTAGCGAAATTAAAATCGAGATTTTATAAAATTTATCCATTGCGTACTCCTTTGTTGAAGAACCAAAAAAAAACAAACGCTGTTAAGAAAATTGTAAAAACTGAATTTGATTGAAAAAATGCAGCGTACAGGTAAGCAAATAGCAATGTTTGTAGTACTTTTCTCATAGACAGCTCCTAAATTGAGTTGAGAGAATCTACAATAAAAAAATATGTTTGTGGCGAATAATTGAACAATGATAGGAATGTAAGGATTAAAGGTAAAAAATAATATGGCTGCTCCAAAACCGAGTCTAGCTGAAATCTTCTCTTCTAAAGCAACATCTCTTGAAAGGCCGTCAGTAGCTGTCTCAAACACATCAAGGCCAAGCTTAGAGGCTATATTTGCTCCATCAGGTGTAAATAGCGCAACTAAGATAAATAATTTTAACAGCCGAAAGCTTGTCAGAAAGCCAACGGCGATGGAAATGACGCTTACTCCAGTCCCATATCTTGCTGAAGTCGCCGGAAAAGGCCTACAGCGTTTAGAGGCTACCGTGGCAGAGCCAGCAATGAATTTTCTACGCACTAAGTATCCTCGTTTTGGTGAAACAACAGAACAATTTAACCCTTTAGAAGCCGCGAAGAGAGGATTCCAGGGGCGTTCCTTTTCATCTCGGAAAGAGGGTGAGCATGCGAGAATTGGAGATGTTGTTAAGGAAGCCGGAAGTCGTGTTTTTGGAGTTGATATTCCAGATTTAGCCGCTGATGCTACAGGTTTTTATCTGTCCGGTGTAGGAATGAATAAGGCGATTAAAGGTGGTGCTCAAGCTGCAAAATTCGGTGGCAAAGTAGCGCGAAGATTTGGCCAAGAAATGGAAAAGCAGACCGTCCGCCGATTAGGTGGGGCAGAAGGTGTTTTAGATAAGGCTCAAAAGTTGACTACAGAAATTCTTAACCCTCCCATCAAAGACATGGCCAATGCTATGGATAAGGGAATAGAACTTCCAGCTATCAGGGAAGCGACTAAATACACCAAAGGCTCTCAATCCTATAAGGATTTATGGAAAACATACCGTGATCAGGCACGTCAAAATATGGCGCGAAGAAACGCCATTATTGGTGAAAATGATTTTGAATTAAGCTCTGATTATGTGGACGATTTATTCAATTATATTAAAAGAGAGGCTAAGGCCGGAAGACTCACTGATGATGAGGTTGATGAGTTGAATAAATTAGCGCAAGAAGAACTAGACGTATTATCGAAGAACCCGAAATTTAAGCGAAGCGACGCCCAATCTCGAAAGGAATTTTTACAAAATAAGACAAAGCCGTTGCTCCAAAAAGCAAAGATGGGCATGTCCACAGCTCGCGAAACAGCAAGACAAAAGGGTCAAGATGTTTTAAGGTCTTCTTTGATGAAAAAAGTAGAAGGCGGCAATGAGGAAATTAGGGCTTTGAATGACACTTATGAAGGTTTAATGACAGCTCGAAAGCTTGCTGCTAAACAATACGGGCTTATGCGAAAGTCTCCAGCCGTTAACCCCATCATTGATGTGGTTGACGCGGTTAGGACAGGTGGTAGAAATATTCCCACAGAGATCGCAAAAGCCGCTCTCAGGCAGCAAGGATCGTTACCTAAAACGACCAAAGAAATCGAAAAACTGATGAGTCTTTATGAAAAGTATGGACCAAAGCCACGAACTTTTAGACGTGGAGCAGACGAGATAGTTGATGTTCCTTATGAGGTTGTTAATGTTGGACGGCGCACATTAGGTCAAATTGAGCCGAGAAAGATGTTGGAGGCTCCAGCGAGTCCTAGAATGTTAACTGCTGAAAATTACAGTGAGTTTGGACCTGGATTTGAAATTGTCCCTAAATCTGAATCCAATAAAAGATTAGCACGTTCGTTTGAACACGCAAAAGCTGAGGCGACCAAATATTATAAGCCGAAAGAAGTTTCCAGTATCATTGCCCCAGAATCAGAGGTAAGTGGTACAAGCATTCGTCTCAATCCAAAAGACTTTGGTATAGACCCTTTTACAGGAAAATTGGACAAGAGAAAAACGGGAGTTACTCCAAGAAATAGAGTAAAAAAAGTAGCGCCTAAGACAGCTTTACAGATTGCTCTTGAGAGGGATGTTTAAGCGATTTTAATTCAGCCCGGCACTCTGTGACATTTTGTTCGAGTCCGATGACGTAGCTATGAAAGTTTTTAATGATCTCATTTGGATCACTGGAATAGTACATGATTTCATAGGTTTCATCGTTCATGAGATATTTGGGCGGGATTTCAACAGAGCAGGATTCATGAGCAAAGGCAGGAACGCAAAAAAATAAAATTAAGAAAGCTAGGATAGGTGCCATAGCGAACAGCATTTTATATTAAAAATTAGGTTTTGTGGTGAATAAATAAAGGCTTCACACTGTAACAGTCTCAAGCTCATTCCCTTAGCGGGGAATGGGCTTTTTTACTTTAAAGGAGAAATCAAAATGAGCGTCGAAATCGCGGTTAAATCGGAACACTTGAGAGCAATAAAGGCAGAGATCGAAAAACTGGAGTCTGACAAATCCAAGATCCTGGATTGGGTCAGAGGTAAGGAAAGAGAAGCGGATGAGCTGAACCAGAAAGCTGACAAAATTCGGGAAGGATTGATCGAAGACTCGAAGAAAGTCGAAGCCAAGAAAAAGGATCTCGAAAAAATCATCGTCACGATTGCCGGACGAGAAAACAACGTCTCGCAAGCTGAAAAGACATTGGCAACTAAAACTGCCGGTCTTGAAGAACGCGAACGGCTTTTATCCATCCAAAACAAAGCTCTGATTGAAAAAGAAGAAGCCTTGAGAACTCGCGAAATCGAGATTGATAAGCGCGAAGCTTTCATCAAGAACATTTTTGATGGAATCGAGGCCCTTAAATGATTGGGGCTTCTAGAACTGATTTTTTTTACGGCGAGCTTCCTGAGTACGTGAAGTTTGCAGTGATTGATTCGGCGTCTTCTGGAAACAACGAGATTATTGCTGCTAAGACAGGTACTAAGTTTCGGGTTTTGTCTTATGCGCTCGTATCCGCAGGAAGTGTGAACACTAGATTCGAGTCATCTGCAGATGGTACGGCTTTGACTGGACAAATGAATTTCGTTGCGAACACAGGCATTTGCTGTAGCCACAACCCGCTTGGATGGTTTGAAACTAAAAAAGGCGAGTCTCTTAATTTAGAACTATCGGCAGCTGTCTCTGTGGATGGACATTTAACCTACATCGAAGTTAATGATGAGTAAAGATTGATTAAATGGCTTTAACATCCATCAACTCTTTTATTAATCGGGCATCTGCTGGTTACACCCAAACCTTCCTTTTATGGGAAGAACGGCAAACGGCTAAACAAAACTTGTTCGCCACAATTTCCCCGGCCCTAGAGTACATTACATCTATTACCCTTCCGGCCCTACCAACCGGAGTAACTTCCTACATCCCTTTACACGCGACTTGGTTTTCAGGAAACGTCAGAACCCCGTTTTTTGCCAAGATGATCCATTTTGGGACGATCGATATATCCGGTGCATCAGGAACTTGGACTGGAACTGGCAACACAATGGGAACCAGAACGGAACTTGGTGTTTCAAATAACGTATACGGGCCTCTAATTGGAATCGTTAAGACTGCTTTAAACTCAGCACCTGGAAGCTTAAACGTAACCTATGTCGATGACGCTGGAAATGCAGCCGAAGCTGCGCCGGCTATAGCCTTGACAGCTTCTTCCGCGGTTAAATCGGCTGGATTGGTACGCTTAAACCGAACTGGAAACACAGGTGATCGAGGTGTCAGGTCCGTATCTACCGTTACAAGAACTTCTGGAACAACTCCAACCGGAGAAGTTGATCTTTACGGGCTTATTCCAATCGTCGGATTCGATAACGTCGGAACTGGAGTAGGCGGATTTGTTTCTTGCTTAACAACTAATTTTCATCCAATTCGTTTAACTGCGGGGGATGTCATCGGTGTTTTTTCTTACGGAACTACAACGCTAGCAGCTCAAGCAGGCCTTGGGCATTTCACAATTATAGGAGAAGACTAATGGCAAACATTAAAGCATTTCAAGGTTTTACAAGGGAAGTTCAGCCTAACGGTGAAGTGAAGTTTACTGTAACTGTCCAAGGTAAGGATTATGTCCAGCAGTTTATGGTCACTCCTCCTTCGATTGTTGTTTTTGATCCAGTTACTCAAAACATTGTGCAGATTCCAACAGCTTCTGGTTATGACGTAAGTAGCGGGTCGTTACTCCTTGAAATGAACTCGCAGGATAATCCAGTCTAATGGGAAACGGCGCTCGGTCAGTTGACGATCAATTAAGTTACGCATCAACCTATACGCCATTTGCTCGAAAATTTAATTTGAATTTTCCAGGCTCAACAGCGGCGGCAGCAGCAAGTGGGTATATCACCACAGCCAGAGCTTGTGAAACACTTGTTGTTCCGAGTATGAATGCAGCTTTGTCCGGGGCTTACATGTTTACTTTTTGGGCAAATGGTTACACCCAGTTATCAAACATTCATCCATGTCTTGAGGTGGATCTAGGCACGTTAACTGTTGTCGGTAACTCATTCTCAGGATCAGCGTCAATGCCATCTCGCGTGTTTTTTGGAGCCGGGACGGATGCAATTACAATAGCTTCTTCTTTTGTTGTGATCACTTGTGAAACCACATCAGCTGGCCATTCTGGAGGCGCAACCCTTACAACCACTTATACAAACCAGGCTGGAACAGGAGGCAGAACCGCGACGATCACCATGCCAGCCGCCGCAATTACAAACTCAACTGTTTTCAATTTAACTCCATACTTCCAAGGCACAGATACTGGCGTAAGAACGGTAACAAATATGAGTGTGACATCCGGGACAGCTGGCGTCTTTAAATGTAAAGGACTAATTCCGCTTAGCGGAACGTACAGCGGAGCAGGAACCGGGCATTCATCTACTCCGCCAATTTTCAGTATGCCAAATAGGATTCCTAAGCTTCAAACAGGTGATGTGATTGGATTTTACCGAACTGGCGAAACAGCTAACCGAGACATTTTGTGTAATGTGATTTTAGGAGCAGATGATTAATGGCTATCGCTGATAAACAGACAGCTTTTCAAAGACTCGCTCAAGGTAACGGATTTGAATCCTGGATGTATTCGGTTGCATCCGGTACAACAACCGCCGCGAATGCCGGATGCGGGTTTATCTCGGGGTCTTTGCAATTCTTAATCAATACCACAAGGCAGGGTTTTAGAGTCAACACCTCTGTCAATCAACGGATTGTCGGGGCGCAGCTTGGAATAACTGCCGCAACTCAAGGGTTTCTTGGCTGGCTCTATCATTTTGGGGACTGTGTTATTACGGCAACCGGCGATCAGTTTACTCGTGACGCTGGATGGACCGGACCGATTACTAGAACGGTGATGGGTCAAGCGACACAACCGATTGATCTATGGCCTCTTTTATATGTCCAGACCACCACAGCTACAACCGCAGCAGTTCTTCAGCTTTCAAACGTAGCTGGAACAAGCGGATACGTTGACCAAGACGGAAATACCGTGGTGGGCGCTAAAACGATGACGCTTCCTAGCGTCTCTACAGTCGCACAATCAACTTATGTCTGGAGACTAGAAGACGATGACCGAGCTGTCAGAGACATTATTTCTGTGAAGGTGAACACCGCAACTGCATCAGGAGGTCCGGTTAAAGTTTACGGTTTCGAACCCATTCTTTATCTCGGATCCATTGGAGCTGGTTTCAGCGTAAACCACGATTCTTTGATCTCGAATGTTGGGGTTGATCGTGCTTATCCAGGTAGTCCGACGACCGGAAGTTTCACAACCGCCGCTGAGCTTGCTATTTACCGTCCTTTTGTTAACGGATCTTGCACTCCAAGCGGACGAATTTGGGGAGTTACAGAATCGTGATTTCTAATAATTATGTGAATTTCATTTCAAATGACGGTCCGGGAATGATGATGACGATAGCTCCAACGGATTCTACATATTACAAGATTCCATTTGAA